ATTGGCATATTCACCAGATCGTGATAAGGAAGCTCGCGCCCACGCAGCAAGCGCACTATTGGAGGACGGAAGAATTTACTACCCTTCAAATCGAAAGTGGGCTAAAGATTTAATAAGCATAGCCGCAGCCTTCCCCACGCACCCAAACGATGACGTGGTCGATACAATGACACAGGCTTGGCTAAGATTACGCAAGGGATGGTATCTTGGGCATACTGAAGACCCAGATGAAGACTACGTTCCAGAGACGCAAAGGATGACACTATATGGCTGACCCAAATGTAATCCCGTTTGCCGAAGGCGCTCCAATGGACGATCTGATGGTCGAAACGCTGCCTGATGGTGACGTGCTAATCGGTGATCCAGAGCTAGACATGCAGGAAGAAATCGAAGACGCTCAGTTCGACGCAAACCTCGCAGAAGAAATCGACGCCCGTGAACTTGCCCGAAAGGGCCAAGAGCTAATCGGCTTTTACGAAAACGACGAGGCCGCACGATCAGAGTGGAAAGAACGCTATAAGGCTGGCCTTAAAACTCTAGACCCTGACGGCGGCTTAGACGAGGGCGAAGACGAACGCGCCACCCGTGGCCTGTCCATCGTTGTTCACCCCCTAATCGCTGAAGCAGCAACCCAGTTCAACGCCAAGGCCATCGCTGAGTTGTACCCGTCAGGGGGGCCAGTTAAGACCGTCATCATTGGCGATCCAGACGAAAAGATCGAAGATCAAGGCCGTCGAGTTCGTGAATTTATGAACTACCAAATCACGCAGGAAATGGAATCGTACTTCCCAGAACTTGATCAAATGCTGTTTCACCTCCCACTGGTCGGGCAGACTTTCAAAAAGGTTTGGTGGAACGTAAACCTTGATCGCCAGTGTTCCGACTTTGTAAAGGCCGAAGACTTCTGCGTGGCCCCAGAAACCAAAGACCTGTACACATCTCCCCGATATACCCACATCATTCGTATGCCAAAGAACGAATACAATCGGTACGTTCAAAACGGCTACTACCTCCAGACAGAATATGCTGGCAGTGACGGCGTCCAGTCATCAGACGATGTGATTGGCGAAATCGAGGGCGTCGATGAGTACGGTGATGACAGCCAAGATGACGTAATGACTCTGCTAGAAATGCACGTCTATGATCTGTTCGATGGCATCGACGGCGAGGAAATGGACGAGGACGATGAGAACGACAACGCTGTCGCATTCCCCTATGTCATCACCATCGACTATAATAACCAGAAAGTTGTCAGCGTCAGACGCAATTGGCGCGAAGACGATGAACTAAAGAAACGCCGCGACTGGTTTGTGTCGTACAAGTTTCTGCCCGGACTTGGGTTCTACGGCTTTGGCCTCTATCACATGATTGGCGGTCTGGGCAAAGCAGCGACAGGATCGCTTCGCGCCCTGCTCGACAGTGCCGCCTTCGCAAATATGCAAGGTGGCTTCAAGCTGCGTGGCCGTGTGCAGGGCGGTGATATGCAAATCAGCCCCGGTGAATTTGTCGATCTCGACAGCACCGTCGATGATGTCAACAAGGCCATCATGCCGCTGCCCTTCAAAGAGCCGTCAGGTTCGCTGTTTAATCTGCTGGGCTTTATGGTGGATGCAGGCCAACGCTTTGCGTCTACAGCCGATCTCAATGTCGGTGACGTAAATCCCAACGCCCCAGTGGGCAGCACCGTGGCCCTGATCGAACAAGGCTCCAAAGCCTTTAGCGCAATTCACAAGCGGCTGCACTACTCGCAGGGCCAAGAGTTTAAAATGCTGGCCGCTCTCAATGCGGAAAACCTGCCAGAAGAATTTACCTTCGCCATCGCTGGCGCGGCTGAAACAATCTACGCCGCTGACTTCGATGAAAAGATCGACATCGTTCCTGTGTCCGATCCTAACATCTTCAGTACCGCCCAGCGCATCTCGCAGGCGCAGGCCGTCCTGCAAATGGCTCAGTCAGCGCCACAGCTTCACGATCTGTACCAAGCCTACAAGCGCATGTACGAGGCAATTCGCATACCCAACATCGATGAAATCCTAAAGAAGCCCGAAGAGGCTCCGCAAATGGACCCCATTGATGAAAATATGTCGGTGATGTACGGCAAGCCGATCCGCGCATTCCTAGAGCAAGACCACGAGGCTCACATTGCGGTTCACATGCAGTTTATGCAAGACCCGTCACTGGCGGGAAATCCCGGTGCTGCATCAATGCAGCCAGTGTTGATCGCCCACATTGCAGAGCATATCGCGCTGTTGTACCGCCTCAGAATGCAGGCGTCTGTGGCAATGGAACTGCCACCACTGCCAGACTTTAAAGACCCTAAGTTCAAGTTCAATGACGTTGACCCAGAAATGGATCGCCTAATTAGCCAACGGGCCGCTCAAGTTGTGCAGGCAGCACCCCAGATGAAGCAGATCGAAGCGATCAGGGGAGTAGGTCAGCAGGGTCAAGGTCAGGGCAATCCGCTGGAATACGCACAGCAACTAGCCAAGCTGGAGACAGATGCTCTAACGGCGCGTACACAGGCGCAAATCGCTGCCGATCAGGCCAAGGCCAAGTCGAGCATTGAGATTAAGCAGGCAGAGGCGCGTCAGGACATGGAGATCGATGCCGCCAAGGCGCAGGCAGACTTGCAGGCCAAGGTTGCCAAGCTGGAGGCAGAGTTGCAGTTAGAGCGTGAGAAAAACGCCGCGAAAATTCAAATGGAGGCAATGAAGAATGTACCCCCCCAGATACGATAATTTGCCCCCAATAAACCCAGCAGCGTTCGGCGGCTTGCCGCAAGAAGCGCAGCGAGGTGCGCCCCCGCCTTCCTCCCAAGGTGGGGGTCAGCAGCCACCGATGGACATGAATAAGTATTTGTTGGATAAGGTTGCTGAAATCAGGCGGCGTATGGGCGCAGGCGATATGGGCGCACTTAGTAATATAGCAGAGGCTATGCAGCCACCAATGCAGGGGCCACCACAACAGCAACAAGGTATGGCTTAATGGCTGATATTGGAGTATTGACGGGACTAGATGATCTGCCAGTCTATGGTGACTTAAATGTCCAGCCAAAAAGCATTGGAAACTATTCTGCCGATCTTAATTTTTTAAAAACAATTGATGGAAAATTAGGCTCCATAACTCCATCTGTTGGATATCAAAAAGAATTTTCATCTTTTAATGATGGCCCTGTTGATGTCGATAATGAAAACAGAACCATAAGGATCGGGCTTGATGGACAAACATCGCTAGGCCAAGTCGATCTAAGCGGCACAGCAATGGGTAGCAGGACACGGCAGAGGCAGGACGTGTCACTACCAAACGGACCTAGCTTTAGAAATTCCAATGTTGGCACGTTTACAAGGCTGGGCATGGCAGCAAAATACGGCGCGTTTGATGCTGGAATACGGAGAGAAAAGTCCACAGGCATGGAGCCAGTGTATTCTGGAAATGTAGGAATGAATTTTGGCAATGGCGGCAGATTTGAAATATCTGACACAAACAAAGGCGATCCGACATACAGAGTTAATTACAGAATGGATTTTTAAATGCTTAGGGATGCCTTAAAGCTGTGGACAACGTCTGCCCCTTACAAGGATTTCCCCTGCGAGACCGTTGCGTGGAGATTGTTACCCGCAATTGATAACGAACAGATTCGTTTGTTTTATCGTGATGGCGAGTGCATTGGCTTAATTACTTGGGCGTTTATGACCGAAAAAGAGTTTGATACTAAGGACTATTCTGGCCCTAAAATCTTTTCTCGAAATGACGGCGAGAAAATGGTATTCGTTGATATGATCGCCCCGATGGGGAAAAGAGACGTTTTGTGGATGTGCAAGGAAATGCGAAAGCAGTTTTGTACGCAGTATCCAAATGTAACTGAAGTGTTCGCGCATCGCGGCAATCGAAATGGGGTCTTCCCAAACAGAGGTACTTGGCATGAAGCTGCTTGATTTAATAGGTTTAAACCCAATGAAGCCATTAATTTCTTATGGCGGCGATGGCGGTGGCGGCGGCGGCGGGGGTGGTGATGATGATCGGTACGTTGATCCATATGAAGATTTAGCTCGTACTGATCCTAGTTATGATCCGACTGATCCATTTGAATACGGCGGCGGCGGCGGCGGCGGTGATGATTATAATAGGCCTCCTGATCCCGTTATTGTTCCAGAGGTTTATGTACCCCCTGCGGTTGTAACCCCTACCACTCCTACTGTTCGCCCACAATTGCGGCCAGAGGTTTTGGATACGCCCACTACGGATTACCAAGGGAATAACTTAGGCGGCGGCGGTGGTGGCAACAATCTTGTTGGTACGCCTGTTGGTTTTTCAACAGGTGGGACTACGGCCCCAGTCACTGCCACTGGGGAACCCATTGGCGCATTGCCTAGTGGCACTAGTGGCAATAGCTTTAGAGAAACTTTGGCAAATACGTTTACGCCATTTGACGGCAAGTCTTATCAGAATGGTGTTTTGGTTGATGAACGCACTGGTAATCGTTTGTCGGGAGGCAGGTTTAACGATACATCAAACGATGAGAATGAAGTCCCACAAAGTTTTTATGAGGGACTGTCTTTACCAGTCACAAATCCATATGCAGGTAATTACGACCCATCGCAGCTTGATGATAAGTGGGGATATACCAGACCAGATGGCACGGTTGTAACTGCGGCCCAAGACATGAAAGACGGTGGCGGCAAGAACTTCGGCGGTGAAGTATTTGGTATTTCTGGTGGCATAAATGCCGACCTAAACGGCGATGGATATGTCACCAAAGCAGAGGCGCAGGCGGCTGGTGGATTAAATGAAAACTTTGTTTCGACTTTATCTAATGCTTCAGGGGCAACGCCACTTGGATCGGGACTAGACCCAACGGGAATTGCTGGTGTTCTTAATAGACCTGTTATTGGTGGTTTGCTGACAGGTGGCCTTAGTACTTTATATACAGGAGCAAGGGATTTAACCAATAAATTTGGCTACGCAGGCCGTCCAGAAAGCTCAATGAATCAGAGCATGGAAGACATCTTGAGCGGCTTGGAAGGTCAAAATAGAGAAAACGCGATATTAAATTCCACCATCGAAGCGGCCCAAGCAGCGGCTCAATCTAACCAAAACACAACTGGCGGTGGCACAGATTATGGCGATAGGGATGGCGATGATCGTGACAATATTGGTGGCCCCAACGCAGGCCCAGCCAGAAGCATTTACAATCGCTATTATAAGGGCGGTGGGGGTAGGTTCCTGCCACCGTGGCTACAGAGATATGCTTCTGGCGTAAACATCGATGAACTGCTAACAAAGCAGGTAATAGATGGCGTTGAATATTACATCACCCCAGAGGGAAGACAAATTGAGGCGCAATATCTAACAGGCGCAGCCGTTGGGGCAGAGCAAGATATATAGGAGGCCGACATGGCTGAAGTAAACGTAGAAAACATGGAAGACAATGCAGCCCTCTTTATGGAAAAGATGGGATTTTCACACGATACGGACGGTCTCGACATGACCGACGATCAGCTAGTTAACTTCTTGCTGCTGTGCCATCAGGTAATGATGGGCGTTGATGGCGAAGATGCCATGTACGAAGAAGATTATTCTGATGTCGATGAAGAAATGATGGAAGTCCCACACGGTGACATGAAGGTCAAAGTTATGAAGCTCGACGGCGGCAATGTGCAGGACATGATGAATAAGCTGCTTGGCGGTCACTAATGCCCGTTATGAAGGTCAAGGGCGGCTATCGCTGGGGCAGCAAGGGCAAGTTTTATGCGACCAAGGCCGAAGCAGCCAAGCAGGGCCGCGCTGCCTACGCCGCTGGATATGGCAAGAAGAAGGGCAAGTAGATGGCAGGGCCGTTTAATCTAAACTCTTTATTGAGAGCATCGACAGCAACAGGAAATCCCATTGGCGCTCTTGGGCCTTTGTTTAGTGGTAAAGTACCGGGGGCCAATCCTTCATTCGGGCCAACTGGCCGTATTTCGACCCGTGTCCCAAGAGAAGGAACGCCAAACACTGGTGGTGAACAACCAAAGCCAGAAGTTTATAGCGGTGGTCTTACAATCGGCAGATCAGCTATGGAAGGTCTTGGAAGTCCAAAAGACAACATATTAGGTAAAAATATGGAATTTTTGGCGTCTGGTCGGAAAGCAGAACCAAACCCAAAGAAAAACACATATGAAGATTTGGAGACATATTTCCCCGGCTTTAAAGGCATAAGAGGTCTACCAGAGGCAGACGCAGCAGATTTTGTCAGTGCAATGCAGCGAGAAAATCTAAACTGGATCATGGATAAACTGCCTGATGAGTTTCAAGATCGTGCCAAATATTGGTACGTTGGTGCCAATAGATTTTCTGAAGAGCTTGCAAATAAATATGGTTTACCAAGGCAATCAATGTCTGGCGTATTGGCGGCTCTATCGCCCCAAATGGATTGGTTTAAAAACGCCTCTCTTGGTGAGCGCGTTGTGGATGCTGTAATTAACAACCGTGCATTTCCTTGGTCAGAAGAAATGACCAATGTTGCGAAGCGATATCCAACATTTGTAGCAACAGAAAAAAATAGCCCAAATAAAAGAATTTGGGAAAGCATTAAGGGCAAATCTTATCAAGACCTTGAGACCATAGAGCAAAAAGCAATGTGGGTTAGAGCATATGATCAAGCCCACAACCCTAGTACATATCGCGCCCTTACGCCAGAAGGCGATATTGGCGACATAATTGGGAAAAAAGGTAAGAACACTACCGCAAGTATTGGCTGGGGCAGCTTTGGCGACATTGGAAAGGCCATTCAATCCATTGAAAGCGGCGGTGATTTTAACATCATATCTGATGCAATGGGTGGAAACCATAAGGTCAGAAACTTCTTTAATAATATTGAAGTTCCATTCTCTGACATGGGCGATGTTACAATCGACACACACGCCATTGCGGCTGGTATGATGCGGCCATTGGCTGGAAACGATCAGCTAACGTCACAAGGTTTGGGCATGGCTGGGGGGTCATCAAAAGGAACGGGTGCAAAAGGATTATATGGATTAACGGCAGATGATTATAGATTTGTTGCTGATCAACGTGGGCTTTTACCAAGAGAAACGCAGTCTATTGTTTGGGAGGGCATAAGGGGTCTTTTCAACAATAAAAGCGTTGATCTAAAAACAAAGGTCAATTCTGTTTGGTCTGCTGTTGATCGTGGAGACCTTACACCAGATCAGGCGCGTGATTTCATCGAAGAATATTCTGGAAAATTTAATACTGGAGTGATTGCCCCAAGAACAAACCGATCAATTGCTGCTGGTAATAGCACTATGTTTAGTGTGCCTTTAGTAATAGGTGGCGCTGCTTTGGGCGCATTGCCATCTGAGGATGAACTGCCACCAGAGGAGGACGGCATCTAATGGCGGCAAAGAAGAAAAAGAAAGCCAAGCGAGACGCCTGCTACAGTAAGGTCAAGGCGCGATACACGCGCAACGGTGGCACATGGCCGTCAGCCTATGGCTCTGGCGCTTTGGTGAAATGCCGCAAGGTCGGCGCAAAAAACTGGGGCAATAAAAGTGGCAAAAGCAAAAAAAAGTAGCGGCAACAGTCTGAAAGACTGGTTCGGTCAGAACAAAGGCAAGGGCTGGGTTGACTGCAAAACAGGCAAGCCTTGTGGCCGTAAATCTAGAACTGCTAAAAGCAAAAGAGGTTATCCCGCCTG